GAGACTGACTTTGGTGTGATCGTCGCAGGTCACGATTCAGCGGTAGCAACTGCACAACAGCTTGCTAAAACTGAGTCTTTCCGCGATCCTAACACTTTCGCAGACAAGGTTCGTGGTATGCAACTTTATGGACGTAAGATCCTTCGTCCTGAAGCTCTGTTCACTGCAAACTACAACGTAGCATAAGCTATTTGGGGGTGCTCTCTTCTTAGGGGGCACTCCCTTTTATGTATGTAAAACAGAGATAAAACATTGTGTCTACATTCCTTGATCTAACAAACCAGTTACTACGCAGATTGAATGAAGTCGAGATCGATCAGGCCGACTTTCCAACTGTGCGTGGTGTTCAGGCAACGGCTAAAGACACAATTAGAAACTCTATCGCAAAGATTAATCAGGCTGAATATGAGTGGCCTTTCAACGCTGTTGAGCACACTCAGCTTTTAGCAGTAGGTCAAGAAGATTACTCATGGCCTCAATACTTAAAAGTTCCTGATTTTAATTCGTTCCAATTGCAAGCAAGTTCTTCACTAGGAACATCAGCAACACAATTAAAATTTATTGATCGCGATACCTATTACAAACAATATAAAGATCTTGATGACAATGCAGGGAGCGTTGGACGAGGCGTCCCTGTCTATGTGGCTGAAGGTTTTGGTAACGGTTACACTATAACCCCATCACCGGATAAAGCTTATACTATCAAGTTCCGCTATTACCAAAACCACAATGATTTAGTGGCGTATGGGGATTTAACTCGTATCCCGGATACCTACGATAATGTGATTGTCGAAGGGGCCCTGATGCAAATGTATATGTTCAGGGACAACATGGAAGCCGCTGGTATTTCAGCGCAACTGTTTCAACAGGGCGTTAAAGAAATGCAGGGCATTTTGATGAATAAGTACCAAGAGATCCGAGACACTCGTATCAATCAAGGGTATAGAAGTGCGGGGTCGATCCTTTAATGCCAGATCGTATTCAGTCGTTCAAAGTCATTTGTGGCGGGGGACTGAACTCTAACGAGAACCATTTAGATCTCTCAGAGAACAACCCCGGATCTGCTACAAGGTTGGTTAACTACGAAGTTAGCTTGTTTGGTGGTTACCGTCGTATTGAGGGTTTTTCACCATATGATACAACTTATCAGGAAGTTGACCCAGATGACTGTGAAGGTCGTATTTTAGGTTTAGCTATTTTCAAAGAAGATACGCTAAACGAAACTATTATTATGGCGGCCCGCAAGGTTAAAAAATTTAGATACCTTGCAACGTTTGCTCAAACCACATTTACTGGTTTAGACCAAAATTTACGGTCAATGGATTTGCCATTTTCGGCTGATGTGCACGTTTATAAGAATGGCGTACAATTAGGTGCAATCACTGATTTTACTGTTTCAGGAAATACTGTAACTCTAGTAGCCCCTGCTTCAGCCGCTGATGTAATTGAAATTGATCCTAACGAGTATTGTTTTTATCGTTACAACTACGGTAGTGGATACGCTAAATACACTTTAGATCATGGCGCACGAAGAAGTACACTTACGACACTTGGTGACCAACTTACTAAAGTTCGTGAAGCAAGTTTTAACTTCGGTGACGGAAACAAAATTTGTTTTGTGGATGGTGCTAATCCAGCTATTGTTTTTGATGGTACTCATTGGGAAGAACTTACCGTAGGTGCGGCGGGTACTAGCCCAGATGCTAGCGGCCATGCTTCACAAACAGGTGGTGGTGATCAGTGTTTAGCTGAACCAGCCCTTGTAGGTGTTTTTGAGAACCATTTGTTTTTAGGTGGTAATGCATTAACTGAAGCAACCATTGCACATTCTGCACCTAACGCATGGTATGATTTTAATGTTGCCAACGGTGCAGGACAAGTATCGGTAGGTTTTGATGTCGTTCAGTTTAAGCCTTTTCGCGATAATTTATTTGTATTTGGTAGTAACGGAATTAAAAAAGTCACAGCGGATGTAACGGCTGGCTTTGTAATTGATCAGGTAACGTCTAATGTTGGATGTATTGCTAGAGATAGTGTCCTTGAAATTGGTGGTGACTTGGTATTTCTAGCTCCTGACGGGCTACGACCAGTTGCTGGTACATCAAGAATTGGTGACGTTGAATTAGAAACTATTTCTAAACCTATTCAACAGTTACTTGTCGATCTACCTAGAGACTTTGATTTGGACTCTCTTGTAGGTCTTGTTATTCGTTCCAAGTCACAGCTACGTTATTTTGTAGGTGATGAGAACACAGATGTAACAGATAGTTACGGAATTATTGGTGGACTTAGATCCGCTGACCAGCGGTTAGGCTGGGAGTTTGGTGAATTACAAGGAATTCGAGCGAGTGCTACGGCATCTGCTTATGTAAATAGACAAGAACTCGTCTTACATGGCGATTATAATGGTAAAATTTACCAACAGGAAGTTGGCACAACATTTGATGGCTCAGACATATTAGCCATTTATGCCACACCTTACTACGACTTCGGGGATACCGAAGTGCGTAAAACAATGAGGAAAGTGAATACTTTTGTGAGAGCGGAAGGCCCGTTCACACTAAATATGGCGGTAACATATGATTGGGACGACCCATCTACTCAAGGCCCGTCATCTTACTCACAAGTATCACGAGGTGCCCCCGTTCGATATAAAGGACGAAATATCAACTACGGCGGCGTGAATATTAATTATGGTGGTAACGAAAAGCCTATCGTTACTACTTCAATTCAAGGTTCAGGATACTCTACCCAGCTAACGTTCGTTACGCTCGGTAATTTTAATCCATACAGTATTCAGGGCATTGTTTTTGAATTCAGTATCGCAGGAAGACGCTAAATGGCAGGTTATACACGACAGTCTGTAGCAGACATTGTAAACGGATCTAATATTACGGCTCCGCCGATTAACGCTGAGTTTAATCAGCTTGCGGCCGCGTTTGACCCTTCAACAGGCCACTCACACGACGGCTCTAGCGGCAATTCGCCTAAAATTGATCTGACAACCTCTATCACCGGATATCTTCCTGCAATTCATGGTGGTATTGGCGGTAAGAACAATACACAGGCGTCGGCTAATCCTACAACTACAGATGACTTTTCGGCTGGCTACGCGCCGGGTTCTTTGTGGATTAACGCGGTCAACGGCCGTGCTTTCTTGTGCATTACTAACACAGTTAATAACGCGGTTTGGACAGAGGCTATGGGCATTACGCCCAACAACCGTGTAACCGCCGAAGTAAACAACACTGTCGATATTGGTTCTTCTACTTATCAATTTAAGGACATTTATATCGATGGAACAGGTTTTATTGATAATATCAGTGGCGATACTATCAGCCTTACAAGCAATGCTACTGTGGGTGGTAATCTTACACTTACAGGAAATTTTGTCGGCTCTGGCAACATTACGAACACGGGTACTGGCTATTTTGGCGGAAATCTTACGGCGAATGCAGACTTCGCAGTAACAGGCACATTAAATGCGAATGGCGACGTTAACTTTGGTAATGCTACTACTGATACCGTAACCTTTATTTCTCGTGTAGATTCAAGCATTATTCCATCTACCGACGATACATACAACCTCGGTAGCTCAACTAACGAATGGCAAAATCTTTATATTGACGGCACAGCGAATATTGACTCGCTCGTAGCCGATACTGCCGATATTAATGCGGGTACTGTCGATAATACTGTTATCGGTGGTACTACCCCTGCCGCTGGTACATTCACAAATGTAACCACTACAGGGGATGTTTCTGTACAAGGCAATACTACTATTGGTAACGCTGGTACAGACACCGCTACAATCAACGCCACAATTAGCACTAGCTTAATTCCTACTACAGATAATGCTGTAGATCTGGGTTCTACGACCAAGGAATGGCGTAACCTCTATATTGATGGTGTAGCTACCGTCGATAGTTTGACAGCGGATACTGTTAATATCGATGGGGGAACAATTGACAACACGGTTATTGGTGCGACAACCCCTGTCGCTGGATCATTCACGACACTTTCAACCAATGGTCAGGCAACATTGGCAACTGTTGATATCAACGGTGGCGCGATTGATAATACTACTGTGGGGGCTACTACTCCTTCTACTGGTGCTTTCACTACTCTATCTGCTTCTAGCGGAATTACTGGCGACCTAACAGGTAACGTAACTGGTAATGTTTCAGGTAACATCACTGGTAATATAACGGGTGACGTTACAGGTGATTTGACTGGTAACGTAACAGCTTCAACTGGTTCATCTACATTCAATGATGTTGTAGTCAACGGTACGCTTGACGTAACGGGTACTACAATTGCTAACGTGACTGATCCTACTAGTGCTCAGGACGCGGCTACTAAAAACTATGTAGATACAAACGATGCTCTACAGGTCACCAAAGCTGGTGATAGTATGAGTGGCAATTTGACCATGACAGGTGGTGCAACCGTAACAGGTCTTGCAACTCCGAGTGCTGGTTCCGACGCTACTACTAAAACGTATGTAGACACTAATGACGCACTAAAGGTTGATATTGCTGGCGACACAATGACTGGTAACCTTACCATGTCTGGTGGAGCTAAAATTACTGGCCTACCCGCTCCTACTGTGAGCTCTGACGCGGCTAATAAAGGCTACGTTGATCAAGAAATTTCTGCGGTTATTGACTCCGCCCCCGGTGCTCTCGACACTCTTAATGAACTCGCGGCCGCGCTGGGTGATGATCCTAACTACGCAACAACTATTACAAATGCTCTAGCCACAAAACTACCACTTGCTGGTGGTACGATGACTGGTAGCATTGCTATGGGTACGAACGCCATTACTGATATGGCTGACCCAACAAGCGCACAAGATGCGGCTACAAAGAATTATGTAGATACTAATGATGCCCTTAAATTAAATCTTGCTGGTGGAACCATGTCTGGTTCTATCGCAATGGGCACAAATAGTATTACAGGTATGTCTGATCCTTCTAGCGCACAGGATGCCGCTACGAAGAATTATGTAGACACCAACGATGCTCTCAAGTTGAACCTGTCTGGTGGAACCATGTCGGGTGCTCTTGCTATGGGCACAAACAAAATTACTGGCCTTGGTACTCCAACTGCGGGCACTGACGCCACAACCAAGACTTATGTAGACACCCAGCGCGATACTCGACTAGCTACGGCTGGCGGTACTATGACTGGTAATATTACTCTTGGTACTAACAAGATTACAACAACTGCTAACCCAGTTAATGCTGATGATCTCGCTCGTAAAGGCTATGTAGATAGC